CGGCCATTGAGAACATCAGTCTGACTGACATCCATCCACACAGGGCTCGCGTATTTTTGCCAGAGATCAACCGGCAAATCGTTCGGGCTGTGTTTGATCGGTTCTGGATTGTCACCGGGCTTGCGGAACACCATCACATAATCCGCCATGCCAACGCGGCTCATGGCGCTGTCTTTCTTCAACTGCTTATAAAGCAATCCGAGTGCTTTCGTGCGCTGCATCTCAACAACCGGATCACGCCAGACGGTCACCCGCGAGTGATAGATGAAACCGGCATCAATGTGAGCCCGCATGATGTCGTCACTGAACGGCTTGAGACCGATAACACCGTCTTTGAATTTTCGCGTCGGTAAATCTGTGCAATGCACAGCGGTTAGTCGGCCGGGCTTCAGCACTCTCATCTTTTGGTCGATTACGTGCCGATATTGATCGAAAAACGATACATCATCGGCGCAGTTTCCCATGTCGGCCGCGCTATCACTATAAACAAACAGATCAGCGAACGGCGGCGAATAAACCGAAAACCCTACGCTTTCGTCAGGTAAATCAGACATGCCCAGTACGCAATCGCCATGCACCGCAGTCCAGTTCTTGCCGTCTTGCTGTTTGATAATCGTATTCATGCTGCTTTCCCCGTGATGAATTTTGGCAGTTTAACATTCGTTATTGGTCGATATTCCTCGCGGGCTCGGGCCGAACCAACCGCCCTAGCCATGCTTTGACGCATAGCCGACTTCATGCGGTCGTGATCTTCTGCCTTCCGGCTAACCACATCCCATATTGCCTTCTCAGTATCCGCCATTGCCACATGCACATGCACATCGCGCTTCTGCCCGAATCGATATGACCGCCGGATTGCCTGATAGAAACTCTCATAGCTAAAGGACAATCCGACAAACGCCTGCCGTGCACAATGCTGCCAGTTGAGCCCAAAACCAGCGATTGACGGCTTAGTGACGAGAACGCGAATATCTCCGATGGAAAACCCAACGATACGCTCCTCTTTGACATCCGCAGACATCGACCCTCGAACCTCAACAGCCCCCGGAATACGATCCGTTAAGGCATCTGCCTCCGCATCCGTGTCGCACCATATGATCCACGGCTCATCCGGTTCTTTCGATACAATTGACGCAATCTTGTCCGCACGGGCATCAATCGTCATGCGCTTCTCGCGGTGGATGCTTGTCGCTGATGTTTCTGGAATGCGGAAGATACGGGCCTGTCCATCCTTCTCCTCGCCACGGTCGATTGAGCGATCCGCTTCGACTATGTGTTGCTCCATATGCATGTTCGGCAGTACGAAGCCATCATCAGAAAAGCCTACGTCCGAAGGCATACCAATGCATCGCGACCACGACGCCACCCAATCCCAGAACGCATCGACAGAGTGCCCCTTGATGCGCCAGTCCTGAGACGCCGACGCTGTATCATTCACGAACCACCGCGAAAGCATCTCCATTCCCCGCATCACGCCGAGAAATTCAGAATGCTGCCCAAGTTCCATATGGTCATTTGGTGCCGGCGTTGCAGTGCATGCCAACCGATATGGCGTGCGTGCAAACGATTGGATCAGAGCCTTTGACGTTCGCCCATTGAAGCCCTTGATTATCGAGCTTTCATCAAGGACCACGCCGGCGAAGTCATCCGCCCTGAACTTATCCAACCGCTCATAGTTCGTAATCCATATGCCGGTGCCCTTGATCTCTTCCGGCTCGCGAATGTACTTTGCATCGATACTAAATTTTTCCGCCTCCCGTTGGTGCTGCGGCCCGACAGCCAACGGGGCCAGCATTAGCACTGATTTGTTCATGTGTTCCATGATCACCCGCGCCCATTCCAAAGCGCAGAATGATTTACCGAGCCCGGTATCGAGAAACAGCGCCGCGCATCCTGTGCGCAATGCAAATTCCGTTGAATGCCGCTGATGCGGGAATAGGTCATCCGCCAGTTTCGGGATTTTCTTCAACCCCCGTGCTTCGAATGACACCGCTTTTTTTGAAAGTAGTTCCTGATAATCTCTCATTGCCCGTCCATTTCATTATCACCGAATATTCACCGTGATGGCAATCGGCCATGTCGTCAACGATCTCCCATCCATCAGCTAGGAATTTCCCCACGTTCCCCAATGGAACGTACTGCAACCATGTTTCCGTCATCAGGCATTGACCTTTCCAGCCATTTGATATGCGGCAATGATGGTTGTGCCCTGTTGGTCACGCACGACTTGCACAATTTCGCAATGTTGCGCGCTGATATTGGCTCACCGCAACCGATACAATCGGCCACCTTTCCTACTGATATTCTACTCGCCTTGCTCAATCGACTTCTCCTGTGATGCGGCGTGTCAGATCGCCGATGCTCTGTGCGAATTTGCGCTGCGCTTGTTCTCGATGGGTTTCATATCGCTGTTCGCGCCACGCCTCCGAAAACGGTACGACGAAATCGTCGCCTGGCTTTGGTGCCTTCTGAATCGCGGCATAGAACTCGTGCTCGGTCATCGGATGCTGCGGCGGGCCGCTGCCGCGTGTTGTCCGGCCCCAAACATCCACCACGTCGCCCGTTCGCAAATAGAGCTTGTAAGCCTCGCCGCGGTGCGGGCATTTCGAATATCCGGGATATGGATCGGTTCTCATGATTGCGCTCCCGCGATTAGTTTTTCGTACAGGCTGGCTGCATCGGTTTCGGGGATCTTCTCGGCGTGGCGGCCGTTGCCGTAGACGCCGGACACGATCTTTTCGAAGTTGGCCGGTTTCAACATCCAAGGCAGGCTGACGCGGAAATCTGATTTCTCCGTATGCCCACACAGAAACGCCGATCGCTCGATATTCGCCAGGCAATCAGCCCAGCCGTTCGGCCCGTATTCCTTCAATCGTGCGTTGATGCTTTTGCGGATGGCTGGCGTCAGAGCCCTTGCTTGAGCGATGCCACAACGCAATGCGGTTTCCTGGTAGGCGTTGAAGGATTCCACAATCGGCAATGAGGTTCGGGTTACCTTGGCGGGTTTCAGATCATCACCAAGCAGATCGTGATCGACCTCGCTTTCGTCGCGATCAGCGACAAGAGATGCGTTAGCATCTCTATTACTATCTTCTTCTTTAACTTCTTTTCCTTCTTCTGTGTGGTTAGATGCTGGTTGGATGCTGGTTAGTTGCTGGTTAGATGCTTTGAGTTCATCCTGAAACTCATCGTAATTACAAACGTTTATGATGGTTAGTTGCTGGTTATAAGATAGTTCAATCATTCCTTCTGTAGCCAGTTCATCAAGAAACGTCCGAACCCGCTGCTCTCCCCATCCCCAAGCTTCTGCTAGGTGCCGGCGAGCACCCGGAAGTTGACCTCTAGCAATGTCGATCATCTTCTTTTTGTGGCGGAATCTATGCGGTTTCCAGGCTGCTTGCGATATGATCCAAAGCCACGCATCACGCCGCGAAAATTCATCGCCCGCGAATAACTCATGGCTGAATACCGAGCGGTATGTTTTTGTGTACCCGCTCATGACTTATCCCCCGCCAGTTGCGGAAGGGGATTGCATGATGTGTTCATTTGTGGCATTTGATATCCAATCACATTGCCCTGTGAGAACTACACGGAAGCGCCCCGGCTAACTCCCTGCCGGGGCGCTTTCTTTTTGGCGAAGGCGATGCATGCGGCCAATAACGGCGTTCTTGGTCGTGCCGAGTTTTTCCGCAACCTCCCTCCGTGACATGCCGCGACTAACCGCGTGCTTCATGTACCTGTCGGCATCGGCAGACCAAACGCTGTTTCCTTGAAAATTTGATCTCCGGCCGCTCTCGCTCGGTATGTTAAGCTGGCAGCGCGCCGCTGCCACATATGACCGCGTGCGGCCGATGATTTCAGCGATTTCGATATTGCTCAGACCGCTTTCGATCATGTCCCTAATCTGCTGACGGATGCTCATTTTTCTCCCCGTTGATGGTTGACGGCGATGGGACAATTTGCCGGGTATGTGTCTCCCGCTCGGAAGCGGCAAGCGCCGGGCCGGATCATCCCTCTCTGCTTAGTCAGACGCGCCGCCATCGCCTGGAAGGGAACCCCGGCGCCAGCAAACTTACACAGCTACCTGATTCGCTTCGGCTTGCGGTCGCTTGCGAAACATGGATTGGGCCTTCGCCTGCCTCCCCCAACGCAAAGATGCCAGCAGCTCGAAAGTGATACCATCGACTCCCGCGTGAGGCGCGCGTGCCACAATAACCGCCCAATGTCGCGAATGTACATTGTTGCGGCTGGACATTTGCAGCGCGGCGTCCTGAGATACGCCGATAGATTCGGCGAATGCGATGGGACCGCCCCACGCTCTGATTAAATCGTGCCAGGTGTTCATGTGCTTGTGTATATCCTGACTTCGCGTCATGTTCAATAAAAATCCTCTTAGTGAAATTTTTTCCACAGGGTGGAGAAAAAAGATTTGACATGCCGGATTATATGACGCAATGTCATTGCATCGGAGGCAGTCGTAATCTCTCCAGGATGATCGCCAGCCTCCGATAGAGGACCGGGATGGACGCCGGGCTGCCCTTTGGGGGTAGGAGGCGACAGACCGGTAGCGGGGCCCGGTCCTCACCATCAGTTTCCCGAAGCCGCTTTCTCTCCAGCGGTTTCCTCCCCAGGTGATCCGGCCCACAGCGGATCGCCCAACTGCCCGGCTAGAGGTTCCCCAATCATCTAGCCGGGCTCCTTTGAAGGACAGGGCAATGCAACTAGACCGGGCAAAAATTGAAGCGGCTGTAGTTGAAAATGCAGTCGCTGAATTGCTGGATCAGAACGACTTTCACGAAAAGATAACCGCTGCCATAAATAGCAAGATCGACGATGCATTTCGACAACGCGGTGAACAGCTAATAAACGATGCAATCGCTGATGCCGTGAACAATGGTTTTGACCGCGAATATCGCACCATTGACCAATGGGGGCAACCAAAAGGCGATCACACAACGATACGCCGCGAACTGGACCGTATCGTATCGGCCTTCTGGTCAGCTCGTGTTGACCCCAAGTCCGGAAAGCCTACCGATTCGTCTTACTCGTCAGTTACTCGGGCTGAATGGGTGATGATGAGCATATGCGCCGACGATTTTTCCAAAAGCATGAAAGATGCAGCTGTCAACGTGACTGGCGCGCTCAAAGACGGGATGCGCGCGCAACTTGGCAAGCACATGGACGACCTTTTGGACAGTTTATTCAAAGTGCGCAGCTTGCAAGATCAAGGCAAAGTCGAGAAACCGTATTGAGGACAGGGCAATGTTCGAAGCATATGAACCGTTTACTTTCCAGATGCAGTCATCAGAGTTTGAAACCGGCGACTACTGCCTTTACATCGAAGCCCGCATTTGGACCGATGACAACGGCCTCACGATGCACGCCGAAGCCGTAAAGTTCTGGACCGACGATATCCCACCGCAAGAAATTGGCACCGATATGATGTCGAGATTCGTGCGCGCCACATTGGCGGGAAGCCTCGGCGATCGCGAGCTCGAGATGATACGCGACGACAATCCGGCATTCGAAAACATGCCGTCAGATCCGATCATGAGCCAGGATGAATTTCAGCGAATGGTGCTGTGATGCCGGCACAAGGCGATCGCGTGAAGTTCCGCGGTCGCGAATACCTCTTTGATGGGCGCCAGTGGGTTGGCTATTCCGATCCATGGACGCCGGTCATTGTAACAACATCTGAGATGGCTGCTTGTCTTGCAGCGGAAAGGATTTACCAATGACGAGCGAAATTGCGCATCGATCATATCAATCTCAGATTGACGGTGCCGACTGGGAGATTTCCGCTGATGACTTGGTGCAAATCCAGCTCACGCTTTCTCTTTCGAGACACATCCCTAATTGGCCGGGCGCCACCGATGACCAGCTGTATGCTGTCGCACAGGAAATCGTCAATGTGCTGGATAATACCCCTCAAGTAAGCGAGGAATGAAGCCATGGTTGAGCTTCTGATTGAAATCGTTCGCAGTGCTGGCTTCATTGCTGGTATTTGCGGAATCGCCACGTTGATTGGCGTCTTCATCCTTATCACTTTAGCGGAGTACGGAGTGCGCGCAGCATGGCACGTCTTAGACTGGATCGGCAAACCCAAAAAACGCTCATCAAATACGTTCAGTTTGGAGTTGCAGGCTTCCTCATCGCCGTCGCGACGTGGCTAATTCTTGGATTGCCGAAATGGATTTGAGGGATGATGTCGGCTGGCGCGGCCGGGTGTTGATATACGGGGTGCTCCTGGTCTGCGCCGTCGGCATCGTTATATTTGGGAGATGAGTAATGCAGTCTGCAGTAGCGGAAATAATCAAGAGCCTCGAATATGAGCGCGATCAATTTGAGGCAAAAATAACAGAGCGCATCGACCGGCGCAAAGCGCTGCGTGAGCGATGGATGAAGGAAACCGAGAAGCTCAGCTGTTTTGAGCTATTGGAAAGCATGGCATTACCGCCGGCACTGCCGCAGACGGAGGGAGAGTGATGACAGACGTTGCAGTTCTCAACAAAGAAACCGGCAAGATCGTTCAACAGCCGCAGAGTGAAAGCGCCGCTCTAATCAACATGATCGAGCGCGCCGCATCAGATCCTAACGTAGACATCGACAAGATGGAGCGGCTGTTCCAAATGCATGAGCGCATACAGGAACGCCGAGCCGTCGAGGCTTACAATGCTTCAATGGCAGCCGCACAATCTGAGATGCAGACCGTCGTTCGCAATCAGGAAAACACCCACACAAAGTCGAAATATGCTGATCTTTATGCGATCGCCGACAAAGCCCTGCCTGCTATCCATAAGCACGGTTTCGGACTTTCATTTTCTGAATGTTCGGCCACCAAAGAAGGTTGCATCAGTATTTTCTGCCGCGCTTCTCACTCGGGCGGACACGCAGAAACCTATGTGTTCAACGTACCCATCGACGATACCGGAGCAAAGGGAACAGTCAACAAGACTGCCGTCCAGGCCTACGGCTCCACAATGACCTACGGACGCCGCTATGCAACCTGCGGCGTGTTCAATATCCAAGTGAAGGACCCAGATGGAAACGCGCCAACTGAGTGCATCACCGATGATCAATCGGAACACCTGAAGGCTCTTCTGTCGGAAGACGGACAGGACATGCCAGGCTTCTGTCAGCATTTCCGAATTGACAAGGTAAGCGACCTGCCCGCCGCTCAATATTCAAAGGCGCTGGCGATGATTGACCGGCGCAAAGCCAATCTTGCAAAGCAAGAGGCTGGCAATGATTGAGCAAGGCACGCCAGAGTGGCATGCAATGCGCTGTGGCAAGGTTACAGCCAGCCGCGTTGCGGATGTGATGCGATCGGGGCGCGGCGGCGCCCCATCGGCCTCACGCGCTAGGTATATGGGAGAGCTGGTAGCTGAGCGCCTTACCGGTGTGCCTTACGAATCATTCAAGTCTGCTGAAATGCAAAGAGGCAACGAAGTTGAAGCGGAAGCTGTTAGCGCCTATGCATTTATATGCGGCGCTCAGTGCGACCGCATCGCCTTTGTTGACCATCCGACCATAGAAATGGCAGGGGCCTCCCCTGATGCACTGATTGGCGACAACGGCCTTGCCGAGTTCAAATGTCCAGCCAGTCACACGCACATCGAAACGCTTTTAAGCGACAAGATCGACGGTGATTATGTTCGCCAAATGCAATGGCAAATGGCGTGCACTGGTCGCCAGTGGTGCGACTTCGTTTCGTATGATCCCCGTCTACCGACTGACATGGCCTTGTATGTCCGCCGCCTGCAAAGAGATGATGCAGCGATTGCGGCAATGGAAATGGCTGTTTCCCAATTCCTTTTTGAGACATCTCTGATGGTCGCGGACCTCAAGGCCAAGTACGCGAGAGAGGTTGCAGCATGACATGCCCTCACGGATACGATGATTGCGGCGGACTGCAAAAGCACAAGCCCCGATCACCCGAACAGCATAAGCGGTTCTTTGCAATGATGAAAGCCGCACACGACAACTGGCGCGAAGGTC